GGCGGTGGTTGGCCGGCCCGGATGGCATCAATGGACTTGAAGACCGCTACCGTGGCGTCGAGCGGGTTCATGCCGTTCCCGCGGTGCATGCGCCACTCGCTGGACCAGCGCACGTTCCCAATATCATCGACCTGTCCGTCATACTTCTCGGCTTCGAGTGTCTGGTAGAACACGACGGCTTCCTGATCCATCTCAGGCGGCCACGGTGGGCTGTTGTAGGCCATTACTGCTCCTTGAATGCGTGAAGGCGGCCGCGACTGTGTCATTCGCTCACCAGCCGGCGCAGGATGTCTTCCAGCGAGAACCGCACACTGCTGGCCGTCACCGTGAACCGCGGCTTGAGGTTCTTGCCCGCCTCGATCTCAGTGATGGTCACGTCCTGAATCGTGAGCACCGCCTGAATGGGCGGCACCGGCAGGTCGATGCGGACGGTCTTGCCGCTCTTGGTCTTGAGGTCGCGCGTGGCGTACTGCACCGTGATGATCGGCCGCGAGAACCGCGCGAGATCGGCATCGCAACGGGTGATCAGCGACGGCTCCGACCGGCGCTCGTCGACCAGCAGGAACTCCACGATGCCGGTGCTGCCATCGCGCGCCGCCTGCTCGGCCTGCGCCGCGAGGTCGTCCCGCTGGACCCAGATGTGGACCGCGGCGCCGCGCTGGGCCGGCTTGCTCAGGCCCGTCACGCCGAACAAGGTCGGGGCCGGTGTGGCCTGCTGCCCATACAGAATCGTGGTCACAATCGCGCCGGCACCGCTCGCGGGCAGGCCGGTCAGCAGCTGCCCGCTGATGCCGGTGTAGCGGAGCACCTGCCCGCCGGCAAAGACCCAGCCGCCGTCCGTGAAGAACGGCGCGGGACTCGCGACGATGAGCGTCGGGGAACCGGGATTGACCTGGCCGGTCGGTTGCGTCAGGCCCGAGTTGTCAAAGACCGGCGGCGTCGGTTGGCCGGCGAGCGCCGCATCGCTGATGTTCAACATGGCATCGCGCGTGGTGGTATCCGCGATCACCAGCGCCAGCCGCAGCGTTCCGCCGCCCGTCTGCGTCATGTAGATTTCGCGCTGCGTGACGGACCCGCCGCCGGTCGGGATCTGCGTCATCTGGATCTGGTTGCCGGTCGCCGTGTTGCTGCTCGGCGGCGCGGCGCCAAGGCCGCTGTTCGGTGTGCCGTCCGTGTAGGTGGTCGCCGTGGTGCTGGTCAGCTCGGTGAGGAAGCGCCAGCCGGCGCCGCCGCTCCACCGATACAGGCGCCGACCGCCGGAGGGACTGAGCGGAATGTTGCGCACCGGCACCCGCTGCACCGCGGTGCCCGTCGTGTTACTGGTCGGCGCGTCCTGCCCGAGCGCGGCATTCGCCTTGGTGTCGAGGTACGTCGTCGTGCTGTTGTCCCCGATGGTGGCCGAGAGCTTGAACGTGCCGCTGTTGTTGAAGCGGCGATACAACCGGCGGGAGGTTACGCCGGCCGGCCCGGTATAAATCGACACCGGCAGGTTCTGCGCGGCGCGGCCGGTGCCATTGGTCGCGGGCGGATTGGCGCCGAGCTGCTGGTTCGGCTTGGTGTCGGTGTAGACCGTGGCGCTGTTGTTCGGGATCGTGTCGAGGAAGCGCCAGCCGCCGCCGCCGCTGTTGCGATAGAGCTTGCGCTGCGTCACGCTGCCGCCGCCGATGGGAATACTTGACAGCGGGATCTGGTGCGCCGGCTGGCCGGTCGTATTGGAGCCAGGCGGCGTCCCGCCCTCACTCGACGGTGACACGTTGTCGGTGAATGCCGTGGTGCCGTTGTCGGACAGCGTCGTGATCAGGTGATAGTTCGCGTCCCCGAACGGGTCGGTGCCGCGATAGATCTTGCGCGCCGTGGTGCCGGCCGGCCCGAGGGGAATGTTCGTGAGCCGCACCTGCCAGCCCGGTGCCGTTCCGCGCGGCCCTTGCGGCTGGTTGCCGGTGCCCGTCACCCAGTACAACGTGCCGGTGTTGATCGAACTGTCGTTCATCGTGTCCAGATAGGACCGACTGCTGTTGTCATTGATGGTCGCGACCAGATAGCCGGCGTTCTGCGAAGGCTGCCTGTTGGTTTTGGTGCGATAGAGATTGCGCTTGATTACGCGCGCGTCACCGGAGGTCGGGAGCGAATTGAACTGCACGGCGGTCTGCCCGGCGCCGAGCGTCACGCCCATTTGGTTGGTGTCGAGTTCGGTTTCGTAGCCGCTGGCCGTCACCGCCGTCATGCGGTACGTGTAGTTCCCCGTCCCCATACTGCCGCCGGTGGTCGGTGTGCCGAGGCCGGGATTCGAAATGGGGCCGGGCAGGCCCGGTGAGGCCGCGCCGCCCGACCGGGTGCCGCGCGACGTTTCGCCCTGCGCGGTCACGAACGTGACCACGTAGTAGTACGTCTGGTTGTCGGTCAGGTTCCCCGGCGGCAGCGGCGACACCGGATCATCGGCCAGCGCGCCCGGCGGATCCAGCTGGCCGGCATTCTCGATGGTGCTCACGCTGCTGCTGGCCGAGCCGAGCGTGGTCTCGCCCTCGGCCGTCACGAAGGTCACCGCATACGAGTGAGATCCGGTGTCGACGCCCGCGCCGATCTGCGGTGTGCCGACCGACGGCGCGTTCGGCGGGTTCACGCCGCCGACAATGTTGCCGTTGTAGACGCTGTTGCCCGGCTGGCCGGCCGAGGTTTCGCCCTGTGCGTTGACGAATGTCTGCACGTAGTCGTGATTGCCGACATCCACGCCGGACCCATCGACCGGCGTCCCAATCACCGGCCCGCCCGGTGGCGTCAGCTGGCCGGCCGCGGCGCTGGTCGTCACGACGTTACTCGCCGGGCCGATGGTGGTCTCGCCGCCGATGGCCAGGAACGTCACCGCGTACTGGTGTGACCCTTCATCGGGTCCGGTGCCGGTGGTCGCCGGGTCCGCGACGGGCGCCGCGGTCGGCGGCGCGACCGGGCCGATGGTGATGGGACCGCGCGGGCCGGCCAGCGACTTGCCGTTCGCGGTGACAAACACCACGGCGACTTCGTGCAGGCCGTTCGCCACGACGCCGCCGGCCGCGAGCGCGAGGTTGGGCGCATTGGCGGGCGCGGCACCCGGCCCGACCAGCGTCCCGCCGATGGGCCGCGACACGCCGCCGTAGCGAATGATCTGCGACTGGGCGCTGTCGGCCGTCGTGCCGGCAATCGCCAGCCCGCCGGTCGGTGTGAACTGCGCGCCGTCCCGAATCGGCAGCAGCGTCTCGTTTGCGTTCACATCCCCCGGCAGCTGCTCGCCGTAGCCTTTCCCGTAGACGCGCGTTCGCAGCTGGCTCACGTCGGTGGTCAGGTGGATGGGCGGATCGTTGAGCGGCGGGTGCGCCAGGTCCACCGGATCGGGCGGTGTGTCGGGATCGGTGATGAACAGGTAGACCGTCTTGTTCTCGATCTTCGCGTAGCCGCCGACCAAATTCGCCAGCCGCACCAGCGCGGCGATCACCGTCTCGCTGCCATCGCAGATGAACGTCACCGCCGGCAGGCCGGCGTCGATGCGGGTCGTGAAGCCGGCCGGTGCGAACGTCGCCAGCGCCGCCGCGACGGTGGATGCGCTGACGTCGACCCAGCTGCCGAAGGGCCGGCGCCGGTTTGCCGCGGCGGTGTCATCAATCGCGGTGCTCGGCCAGTTGACCAGCGCCGCCTTGTTCCCTTGGCTTTCGTAGGTGCGCTCCACGGTCTGCAGCGTTCCCGAGAACAGCACCTGCGGCGGCTGGCTCAGGCGAATCTCCAGCGGCAGGCCGACCTGCGGCACGGCGGTGCCCTTGAAGGTGAGGCTCGCCGTGTTCGGTGCATCGTTCAAGACGTCATGGATCACCACGCCATCCTTGCGGACCCGGTGCGTGACGTCGACGCCGCCGAGCCAGAACTCACCGCCATACAGGCGCGCAATCGCCGCGGTGACGCTGAAGACGATGCGCGCCGGCACTGCGCGCAGGACGATGGGCGCGGTGAGTTGGGCGCTAGTCGCGACCACAATCGTCGCGTCGGCGGTCAGACGGGATAGCGCCGCCAGGTTCGGCGGCACGACGCCGACCGTGACGGTGATCGCCGCGGCCAGTCGCGAGGTCGCCCGAACCGCGCCGCCATACGGCACACCGCCGAACGGCGCGCCGCCAT